ACCAGTACCACGTGGGCCACCGCTTTTCTTTACACCACCGTTACGAATGGTGAAAGTAAAACCAGCAGTCGTTGCAGGCAACGTAACCGTGATTGCATCAGCAATAACGTTCTGTACTACACCACAGTCTGTAACTGCCAGTGTCTTTGAAGTGTCGATGTCGAGTGTAGGTCGACCGTCTGACAAGTACTGAGATACAGTTGTTTGGTTTGCCATTTTCTAATTCCTTTAGATTAACTGTTATTTTTTAGGGGAAACTTTGGTGTCTTCCTTGACAGGAGCAGCTTTCTCAAGGCGTGGGTCTTCTGTACCGACGTACTCCCAACCTGCTTTTTTGTATGCGTTTGTTAAAGGTGTACCGAGATCGGGGTCGTTAATAAGTTCGACGACCGCGCCAGTCTCAGGGTGTCTCCACCATCCATCGCGAGTTGATTCACCCTCTTGTTTTTCAAACATTTATAGTCTCCATTCTCCGCTCTCTATTAGCGGGATGTTAATTCATTACGGTGATGTCTTGATACGGATACCAGTACCTTTTTGTCCGAGGACAAACATGTCGTGGTATCGGCGACCTTGGCAAATCCAACCGTCTACGTCTTTGTCGTTGTCGAGCGTACGAACCATGTTGAACTTGTTGACTGCAACGCCAACGCCTTCGCAGGTAATCATGAACTCAAACTTAGCAACCATGTAGCTAGCAGGAACTTCCTTGATAACAAGTCCGTCCACGATACCAACCGTACCTTCTTTACCATCTTTGTAAGCAAGGTCACAGTCTTGTTTGAATTCTGGGTCACGCTTGAGCAAGTTCAGAACAGTAGGAGTAACCCAGAGAGTACGACCCTTCTTGCTGTACTTTAGCTCGGTAAGAGCTGCTTGCTGTGCAAGAATAAGGCTGTAAGCTGTCGTGTTAGATACTGCTGTAGAACCGATTGAACCTTGGCTGTTAGCGATTGCGTAAGCAGTCAAAACGCCTAGGTTGTATACGTCAGTCGCAGGAACAGAAACTTCACGAACCTGTCGCTTAACTGCCTTAGCAGCTTCAGTAACCATCTGGCTATCAGCGTAGTTACCACGGTCGATTGAGAAGTTAAATGATTTATCCTGTGAAAGAGTAAGGGTTTGTGTACCTGTACCAAGTTCGACCAATGCACCGAAACGGCCAAAGCCTGTTCGGATGTAGTCGCTCTCAGCAACAGTGTTCACGTTGTAGATAGTAACGCTGTTACGACCGTTAAAGTCGAGGCGTACATCTTTTGAGTCGAACACACCCATTGTCAACGATTCAAGGTAAACTCGCTCGTCAACAGCGTTGAGGTGTGCTGCTGCATATGTTTGTGCCATTTTCTAATCCTTTTAGTCGGAGGTGAGAATGTCTAGCACTGCGTCTTTCTGGACTGCCTTAGGTGGGGCTGCCGGTTTTGTGTCTGCGTTGGTACGCATATTCCTTGTGGCCCTCACTTGTTGAACAGCCCCATCTTTGACGGCAGTGTTGAGAAGCTCTGCTGTCTCCGTTAAGTGTTCATATAGTGAGCCTTTAATACTGATAAGGTTGCCGTTCTCGTCGTAAGACAAGTAGCCTGCGTTGTAGTCTCGAAGGGCTTTATCGTAAGCCTTCTCGTTAAACGTATCCTTATTCTCAGGATTAAAGATTTGAAGGTCAGGATTGGCTTTGACACGCTCAAATTCGTTTACTAAGCTATTGAGGTTATTTTCGACTGTTCGGACGTATTCACGGGCTTCTACAGTGCGTAAGCGCTGCTCTACCTCGTCGTCTGCTTCCTCGACATATTTCTCACTGGCTTCTTGAGCGCGTTGAGCTTGTTCAGCTCTCGCCTTTTGCCGTTCTTCATACCATCTGCGAGCTTCTTCTTTGGGGTCGGCTTCGGGTTGCAAGTCCTCGGCGTCTTCCTCTTGAGAATCTTCGCCCTCTGGCTGGGCCTCAGCTTCCGGTGCGTCTTCCTCTGCGGGTGTTTCCTCGACTGTCTCAGTAGGTTCTACTGGGGTGTCTTCCGTGTCGCCCAAGATAGAGAGAACATCATCTGGTGCTGGCGTGTCGTCACTGACGACTTGGGGTGACTGTTCGTCATCCATATGTTTCTCCTGTTTAATCTGCTATTAGTTAGGTCGCGAACCTCTACTCGTAACGTGAGCGTCTTCCGATTGCCAGGGTGAGCAATGCTAAAGGCTTTCTAGCCCTCTACATCACCACCATGTCTTGAAGTATCCAGTCTCCTTTCTCGTTTTTGTTTAGAATCTTGCCTGCGGGTATGGATTGACGGAATGAAACACCCTTATCTGTTAAACCAACTAAAAAGTTACCCTCTTGATGTAGTGAGACGATCTGGGCGCTGGTATCCAATGAGTTGATGTCAACAGTCTGTGCTTGTGGTTGTTCGTCCATTACTTACCTTTCGTCTGGTTAAGAGCATCCGCAAACTTAGTCTTGAGGTCATCAAGGTATTTACGGTAGCGAGCCGTTGCCATTAACTCAGCGCGTAGCAGTACGTCATCTTCTTTGAAGTTATCGACATAACCAACGAAGAAGTCCATTGCGGTAGCTTTTTCGTTATCGAGCATAGCGATAATGTCTTCTAGTTGTGGAGTAAGTTCACGAAGTAAGCGTTCTTTCTCTTTAACGGCTTCATCTACCTCATGGGCGACTTGTTCGTTATCAAACATGCCTGCTGGTGCGTCAACGCCTGTGTATATGACTGAATCGTCTTGTGCGCTCATGCCTGTACTCCTTGATTCAATGCGCCGTTACTCTTTAAGAAATCGACTATTTCACCCTCATCAAAGCCTTTACTGCGGGCTTCGAGGACTGCCATAGCGGTTTGTGGGTCTACGCCGTACATATCCATCACATCTTGAATCTCTGGTGGGATGTCTTGTGGTACTTGTTCGCCGCCTTCCATTGGCATCTCTGGGCCTGCATCCATACCTTGTTCCATTGGCATTTCAGCGTTCGGGTCTTGGGTCATTGGCTGTCCTGTTACTGGGTCAATTTGGGCTTGTTCAGGGTCAAGTTCCTTGAGGACTTTTTCCCATCCATCAGCACCAGAAGCAGATATTACCTTCTTAAAGGCTTCACCAATATCAAATTCGTAGCCTTGGGCTTGGAGCGCTGGGATAACGTTCGGGTTCGAGGTGGTAATGTCGATAAGTTCAAGCCATCGGTTCTTCTCGTCTTCATCGGCTTCTGGGCGTGGGTCGTACTTGAATTCGTAGGTTTCTTTGAGTGAGTTGTAGTCAATCTCTACTTCTTTTAGAGATGGTTCAGGGGTTGCTGGGTTGTCGTCGAAGAATCCAGACTTGTAGAGGCGGTCGTAGTCATCTTCTACGATGTCGATAATGTCCATACCTTCCATTTGAGCCATGTGTACGTTCATCATCTTCTGGGCCATCTTTGCACTTGCGGTATCGGCCTTGTTACGGAGGTAGTTGTCTTGGGCGTTGGTACGGGTTTCTTGCATCTTGACGCCCGCTTGGGTCTTAGAGAAGCCGGGATCGCCTGCTTCGCTTGATACGCTACCATCTGTCCTACCTTGGAGGTTTTGGAGTTGAGCCTTGTAGAGACTAAAGTTGGCTGGGAACTGGGTGTATACAGAGTTCGTGTTTTGAACGACATCTACGTTTGCGTTTCCTATCATCCATAGCGCGTCAGGTGCGTTAACAATACTAGAGAGGTTTGTGGAATCGGTTACTCCGGCTACTTTCTTTGGTGGTTGTAGTCCTAGCTGGGTTGCGAGTACGTGAGCTTGGGTCATGTAATCGAGGACGTTTTGCGTAGGGCCTGCTAGTTCAACGCGACCAATACCAACAGGGGATTCTAGTGTTTCATAGCAGTATTGAGCCGTAAGTGGTAAGTCGCCCGTTGGGTCAGGGTTTTTCCATTCACGAAGAAGCTCACCTGCTTCGAGGTGCTTTGAGAACATGTAGAATGGTGCGCCGATGCCTCTATGGAAACAAATTGTAGTCTTTATACCACTGGCATTAACTGCTTTAGCCTTTTCCTCTGCGTTCTGGTCTTCGAGGTCTTTTGAGCTACCTGCCATGTTGACGAGCTTCTTAGCTGCGTCAACGTTCCATGTGGTGTCTTTTTTCTTACCCTGATTCTTGATAATGTCTTGGAGTTGTAGCTTGGTGTAGTACACATCCATGAAGACGTAATCACAGTCTTCGATAGAGAATTTACCGGGTTCGAGTTTTACGTTCTTGACGTAGGGTAGCGACCAATCTGAACCATTGTAGGTTTCAGTCGATACAAAGAAGTTATAGCGCCACTGTACACCGTACTTTAGGGCGCGGTAGAGAGCGATTTGCTCTTTATCAAAGAAAGCTGCCTGAGTGTTGGCATTAGGAACAATCTTTGTTTTCCAGATAATGTTAGCGATTTCACTTTTCCATGCGTCCTTAGACGTAAGAGCGGTGAATTTTCCCGGTTGCATGCTAGGGAGTACCTGCATGGGAGTTTCAAGTAATGAAGCAGCGAGAGAGCCGTCATTGACGCGTGGCATATTCTTGCCAATAAGCGTCGAGATTTTATTACCTGCGATACGTTCGTATTCGTTGAATGGTTTGTACCACTCACTAAAAACACGCGTAGATTCAAAGT